GTCACTACCCCCCCGGCAACGACGATCGTGGCCTTAGCGCCCAATCCTGACCCTCCTGTGAGGGTGACGTTGGTGTAGGTTGCATTGACATAGCCAGACCCGGCCGTGATTGCCCCAAGCGTCTTGATGTTGCTGGTCGTGATAGCCACCACGGTCGTGTTTGCCGGGATGTTGGTGCCGGTGATAACTTGGCCAATTGCCACCAGCGTGTTGTAGGTGTCGCTGTAGAGGAAAACGCTGCCAGACACCTCGTTGTAAGTGTCTGTGAAGACGGTCTCGGCCTCGCTAGCGTGCCAGTCAGCAGCCACGGGAAAGGCAAACACTTGCGAGAAGTACCCGGCAGAGCGCTGGGCACCGCGTGCCTCGCCAGCGTCGTACCAGACGTTTTCGCGCACGTTGTAGATGACGGCGTCAGTGCATTCGGTCGCATCACCACGGGGGTAGAACCACCAGATCTCACCAAAACGCGGCACCTTTGTCACCCAAACTTTTTGACGCTGGTCGTAGTTCAGGTTGTCAAAGAAGTAGTTCTGGTTCATGCTGTTGGGGATCTCCTTGACCACACCGTTGTACAGCAGGAAGCGGTCCACGCCGCACCAGTAGTAGACGCCGTCGTACTCGATGGCCGACTGCGAAGACAGGATGGAAGTCTGGCTGCTAATGATGTCGTAGCGCCAGTACTGAGCAGGCGTCCCCGTGCCGCCAATGAATGACACGCGGATTAGGCTGTCAAGGCTCCAGAACAGGCCAGAGGGCGCGTTTGAGCCGCCCCTGACGGGTAGCCCTTGGACAATCTTGCCGGAGGCCACGTTGACCGCATTGGCGTCGGCAGATACCCAGTCGCTGGGGTTGCCAGCCGAACTGTTCTGAATCAGCCCATTGTTGCCGTACACAAACAGGTATGGGTGCAACGACACAACGCCGCCAGAGACTGAAATGTTGTTGTTGAAGGTCAGAACTACGGAGGCTGTAGCGGTTGCGTTTGCGCTCAAGACCACGGTCCACAAATTGGACACCTGCACAACAAACGTCAGCCCCGCAGTTGTTCCAGCAGTCGTAACAATTGCCGGCCCGCCAAAAGTTGTTGACAGCGTAAAAGTAGTGGTGCCGTTTGTTACGATGATGAAATAAATCCCAGCAGAAACTCCGCTTCCGGTACCCGTTAAAGTTCCAGTAACTACAATTTCTTGGTTCACAAGCAGGGTGGTTGCGCTGCACGAGAACTGCCCGGCTACTCCGGTTATGGTTGTCCCGGCCAATGTGATTGTGGTGCCCACAAGATCAACAGAAACAACGGTTGTATTTGCGGGTATGCCTGAGCCTGTTACCGACTGCCCAGCCCCCATCAGCGTGTTTACTGCTGCAAAAGTTACATTGGCGCTTCCATTTGTCGTGGACCCCGTGTCAGTAAAAACACCAACCTGTTGCATAGTCAAGGCATTAATGTCGCCAATCAGCACAGGCGTATTGTTGTCATTGCTGATTGAGGCAAGGTTCAGCCCGGGGTGCGCCACGAGCGACTGAATGCCATTTCCACCAACGTCATAAAACCCGTCAAATTGCCACAGGTTCAGGTCAGATGCCGTAAAGTTTGCCAACGTAAAGTTGCCAATGCCAGCGCCCACGCCGTTGTTGTCAATGGTCAAGACTTGCAGGCCGTCGTTGTAGCCGCTGAAAATTGAGGTAAAGGCGTTCTGCGGATTTACCCAGATCCCGCGTGAGGGGCCTGTGAGCTGGTCGGAGATGACGCGAAAGCCGCCAATCTTGCGGGGACGGCCGCGTTGAAAGCGCACCCACTCGCCGTCGCTGTAAAACACCTTGTCAAATATCGTGCCGTCGCGCTGGATGCCCGGCTTAGCGTCAAGAGTGAAGACCTTGGTGGCCATCAGAAAAGCCCGCCCTGAACACCCCCAGTAAAGTTCCCGGTGCCCGGTATGTTCAACCCAGTAGCAGTCAGCCCAAACAGCTTGACGCCCAAGATTGCAATACCGAACTCGCCGGAGCCGGGGCGGTAAACGCCCGTTGACGTTTCCGTTCCAAAGTTCAGCGATGGAGCGCCCACTGTGCCGTCCGCCAGAGATATATTTAACGCGCCGGCGGCGATCGTAGAGGCGTTGAGCAAGTTGATTGAGTCGCACAGCAAAATTACCTGCTGGCCGGCCGGAACAACCGCCGTGGACCCGCCACCGCTCGTGGTAAAAGTAATCTGATAGCCGGGGCCGCCACCATTGGTCTGGTTCGTGATGTAGTACACCTGCACGGTTTGGGGCAGAACCACGGTCACATTGGCTGACAGAGTTCCGGTGTACTTTTGAATTACATTGGCGGCCTCGGCGGCGGTCAGGGTGTAGCTCCCAGACACCACAGCCTTGGTGAGCTGGGTAAAGTTGAACTGAGTGCTACGGCCCAAGCCAACAGTGAAGAAGGCAGAGCCGGAGCAGCAAAGCACACAAGAGTCGGCCGGCTGCAATGAAATATTTGCAGCGCCATTAATTAGGTCACCGCCAGATGGCGCAATGGTCAGCGTGCCAGTCCCGCCGTTGCGGACCATCATGTACCAATCATTGCCCAATGTAACGGCTGACGTTAGGGTTAGGGTGCCAGCGCCGCCAGTCCAGACATAAGTTGAGGCACGGTCCGTGGCCAGAGCGGTGTAGTTGGACGCAAAGGTGTTGACCTCAATAGCCCCGTTCAAGGTGTTAGAGATGGCCTTGAGGCCAAATCCAGCAAGGGTGGCCGCATCCACGTTGGATGTACCCACGCCAAAGGCTATTAGTCCCCATGTGCCCGCCGTGGTGGCGTTGGTGGTCAGGTAGATGTACTTAGCCTCACCGGGGGCGATTGTGACGATTGAGCCGCCTGCGTAAGTCCTGACCTCAAAACTGTAAGAGCCGACGTTGCGGAACAAGGCATCAATACCCACCGACGCCTGATTTGCAGGCGGCATGTCCAAGGTGAACGAGTCAAGCGTGAAGGTCAGGCCGGTCGTCGTGCCGGCCGTGGTGGCCACCGCCGTGCCGCCTGAAGTAGCCGACAGCGTAAAGGTAGTCGTGCCGTTGGTGAGAATGATGTAGTAGGTATTGCCAGTGACAATGCCTGTCGCCGTGCCGGTTAGAGTCCCAGTGACAACGACGGCTTGGCCAACGAAAAGGCTGGGGGTAGTGGTGCAAGAGCACTGCCCGCCCGTGCCTGCAACAAGGACGCCAGCAAGGACCAAGCCGCTTGACAGCGACGTGACGTCCATGACCCGGGCGGCCGCGTTGTCTGTGTCGCTGCCGTTAATTGGCCACGACAGCGTGCTGTCTTCGGAAAGCGTGATGCTTCGATATGAAACGTCGGTTGGCTGAATTACCTGACCGGTAAACGGGCTATTAAAACTCATGAATCCCTCACAATCGCCTGACGATCGGCGGCACGAATGACGTTCTCCGTCTTCAGGACTTCAATGATTTTGTCGTAGTTGCTTTGCCACATAGGCATGCGTTCGTCATTCTTGATGAACGGCATGGCTTGCAGCAAAGTGCCATACAGCAGCGCTTGCGGGGCGTACTGGGTAAACCAGCTTGATTGGTTTGATGAGTCCAAGGGCTGCAAGCGCTCGTAGTACAGCACCTCGTAGGAGTAGGCCAATGTGGGGGTGGGCCCTACCAACCAGTGCGTGTAGTCGTAGTCGCAAAAAAATAACGGTACGTCCGTGCTGGCCGCTTCTGGCCAATACTCACGGATGTACTCGTAGGTACGAAGCAGAACAGGCTGGCGCTTGCCTGCCACGGTGACGTTCATTGAAACCGTTTTGCGCCAGCGTGCGGGCTTGGGGATAACATTATCAGAGGCCACCATGGTGCTTGTGGCTACAGTCAGGTTGCCAAGAAATTTGATCTCAGCCGCAATAATCTGCTCTGCCAGCATGATGAACTGCGGAATTTTGTCTAGCGTCTGCTGGTCTGTGCGCTCCAGATAGGTCTGGATGTCGTTAACCAAACTGTCGTACGTCATTACGGCTGCGACTGTCATTGTGTTCTCCGTTATCCGACGTTGCGTTTTTAAGACAGGAACAGGGCACGTTCGTCATTGCGACGCTTGACTAGCCCCGGTAGGATTTTACCCCCACCCCTTACAAATTTCAAGAACTCATCTGCCGCTTCTTGCGTCTCGCCCCGAAGAACCTTTTGACGGAGGGTGCTTCGCTGTACGCCCCCCAAACCCAGATTAAAAGCAAAGCTGACAAGAGCATCATTTTGACCTTGGGTAAGCACCAGAGGAAAAAGTCGGGCGACCCCAACTTCAAATCGCTGGAGATCAAAACTAAGGGTTCCATCTACCTCAT